TAGGAGCAAATACCACAGGAGCAACAAATACTGCGATAGGTGGATTGGCTTTAACAGCAAACACGACAGGCGCAGATAATGTAGCGGTGGGTTATGCCTCTTTAGATGCAAACACCACAGCAAGTTATAATACAGCAGTTGGTCGTGGTTCTTTGACTAGTAATACCACAGGTGCGAGTAATGTTGGAATTGGATATGGTGCTTTAAGTGAAAATACCACAGCAGCAAACAACGTGGCAGTTGGTAAAGCTGCTTTAGAATACAACACCACAGGAGACACTAATACGGCTGTTGGTAAAAGTTCAATGGCAGCCAATACAACAGGAACAAACAATGCTGCACTCGGAGCAACCTCGCTTGATGCAAACACTACAGGATCAGAGAATGTAGCTATAGGAGATGGTGCCTTAGGTGCTAATACAACAGGTGGGCAAAATACTTCGGTAGGTAGACGTTCTTTATTAGTTAACACAACTGCAAGTTACAACACAGCAGTAGGTTATGATGCTTTAGCAGCAAACACCACAGGTACTGGAAATGTGGCAGTAGGTTTTGCTGCCTTAGATGCCAACACCACAGCATCATATAGTGTAGCTATTGGCAATGAGGCTATGACTGCTAATACCACAGGAGAAGGTGTCGCTATTGGTTATGGAGCGCTCGCTGCAAACACGACGGGTGTTAATAATGTAGCCGTTGGTAGATACCGACCTTTATACAGCAATACGACAGGTGGCAATAATACGGCTCTTGGAGATAGAAGCCTTTACTCAAATACTACAGCTTCATACAATACAGGCGTTGGTTATGCAGCTTTATATGCAAACACCACAGGTGCTGGTAATACAGCAATTGGAAAGGAATGCCTAGACGCCAATACCACTGCTTCTAACAACACCGCAGTTGGTTATGATGCTTTAGGTAACGCAACAACAGGCGCAGAGAATACATCTATGGGTGTTAGTGCAGGCGGTGCTGTAACAACAGGCGGTAGCAACACTTTATTAGGTAGAAGTGCAGGAATTTCTATACAATCAGGTGGTCATAATACTCTTATAGGTCACTCCGTAGACGTAGCACATGATACATCTAATGGTATCGTATTAGGTGTAGATGTAACTGGTACTGATAATACTTTTAAGTTTGGTAAAACCAGTAATGTTGTATCAAATACATTTACTTCTGATGCCAACTGGTCAAGGTCTTCCGATGAAAGAATTAAACAAGACATTAACGATGATAAGCTTGGTCTTAACTTTATTAATGATTTAAGGACCGTGACTTATCGTTGGAAACCTTCTAATGAAATACCACAAGAGTTTAATGACTACAGTGAAGAAAACCAAAAAGACACTGAAGTAGTTATGCACGGAATGTTGGCTCAAGAAGTAAAAGCAGCTTTAGACAAGGAAGGCATAGATACTTTTGGTGGTTGGTCTGAAGACGATGATGGTATGCAGAATATTTCAAGAGAAATGTTTGTAATACCACTGATTAAAGCAATCCAAGAACTCTCAGCAGAAGTTGAGGAATTAAAATCTAAATCACATGATAAGTGTGACAAATAACGAGGAATAAAAATGGCACAATCAATAGAAGAGTGTTTAACAGCAGCTACAGATAGCGTGACTCTTATCGATGACGTTAATGACAATGGCGTTGAAGATATGGATCAAGCTGATATCAATGACATGGTGCAACGCAATGTTGATCATCTTGAAATCATTTTAGCTTATGAGCCTGATTCAGAAGATGAAAATGATGAAACGCCTGATATTGTTGGTGATGATTCAGATAAGTCAAGCTATACGGATGCAATCGACACTGGTAATGCTTATATAACAAGCAACGGATAAATCATGGCCCTTGTAAGTGTCACCCCTCCTCCTGGAGTCATTACCAATGGCACTGATTATGCCAACAAAGGTCGTTGGGTTGATTCAAACCTGATTCGCTTTCAAGACGGTGTTTTGAAAAACATTGGCGGTTGGGACTTACTTCGTTCAACAGCTCTTACCGGTACTCCTATCGGTTTATACGCTTATAACAAGAATGACGGCGATCAAATACTGGCCGTTGGCACCAATGAAAAAGTTTATGTGTTGTATAACTATATATGGTACGACATTACACCATCTGGCTTTGTCACCCCATCCAGTACCGACCCCTTGGGTTATGGTGCTTACAATTATAATGTTGAGGATTACGGCGATGCCAGATCTCAATCAGGTCTAGGTTTTAATGCACAAAGTTATTCCTTTGATAATTGGGGTGAGTATTTAATTTTTTGCTGTAGCTCAGATGGGAAGCTGTATCAGTGGCGACCAGACGCGGGTTCTGGCACACCCGATGCAAGCGCCACCGCAATCACCAATGCACCCACCGGTTGTAATTCGGTGGTGGTGAGTAATGAACGACATATTGTGGCGATTGGTGCCAATAATGATCCTAGAAAAATACAATGGTCATCAAGAGAGGCATCAACCACCTGGACAGCCGGTTCAACCAATACTGCGGGTGATTTACAAATACCAACAGGTGGTAGAGCTTTATCAGCGATCAAATGGCAAACAGATATTTTAATCTTTACCGACACCGGACTCGGTAAGCTCTATTATTCAGGACAACCGTTTGTCTATGGTATTTCCGATGCCGGCACCAACTGTAAGGCCATATCGAACCGAGCCATTGTTACTGCCGGAAACTTTATTGCCTGGTTAGGTGAGAAATCAATTTTTGTCTATGATGGTTCAGTTAGAGAGATTCAATGCCCTGTCAGTGATTACATCTTTGACAACATCAATTATTTATATCGTAAAGTTACTTGTGCTGGTCATAATAGTGCTTATAACGAAATATGGTTTTTCTTCCCAAGCGGTGAGAGTAAAACACCGGATAAATACATCACTTGGAATTATGTTGATAACACCTTTGCTGTTGGCACTCTTAATCGCAGTTGCTACATCGATGAAGGCGTGTTTGATTATCCCGTTGCCTGTGATGAATCAGGCTATGTGTTTTATCAAGAAAAAGGCAATCTGTTTAACAGTAAAGATCTAGGCGATTCAAAACCAACAGCAACTTCGGGCGCTATACAAATAGCTAATGGCGACCAGTATGTGCAGTGTAATCAAATCATTCCAGACAGTGAGGCTAACACTCTACCTGGTGTTACTTTAAGTTTTAAAGGTCGGTTTACCCCTTTGGGTGCGGAAACGGATTTTGGCTCATTTACCTTTGAGGCAGACGGCTATACCGATGCAAGATTTACAGGTCGTCAGGTGATGCTGACCGTGACCGGTGATACCAACCAGGACTTTAGTTTAGGCAACATCAGATTGGATGTTAGAAACAGAGGCAGAAGATAATGGTTAGACAAGCCTTAACGCGACCAGGGGTTGAATACAACCGAGGCTATATGAATAACCTGGTCAGTGAAATAGAAAACAGAGACGGTCTATCATTTAAAGCCGGAGAAAGGATTGAAGTAAACGGCTTTGATAGCACAGAATTAATATTAGTGAGTCCCGATGGAACCAAGTACAAACTCAGCGTTGACAACTCAGGCAACCTTGCCACCACCGCAGTCATTTAGACAAGAGTGGGAAGTGCAATGGCAATGGTGTAAGCCATTGATTGAAACGTGCTTAAAATATCAAGAGGAATACTGTATTATGGATATTTATGAAGGCATAGCAACAGGTAAGCTGATGTTATGGCCTCATCCGAACCAACAATCTTGCATTGTCACAGAACTGGTTGATTTCCCACAATATCGAGCCATGAACCTATTGTTCTTGGCTGGCAATATGTCAGATTGTGAGGATATTCTCGAAGCAGTCACCAAATTTGCTCGTATCGCTGAATGTAAAAAGCTCTACGGAGGCGGGAGGATTGGGTGGCAGCGATACGCAAAAAAACATGGATTTAAGAAAGAAAGGATTATAAGCAAAACATTATGAGCAAAGGCGCAACAACATCAGCAACATCTCTTGACCCACAACTCAAGGAAAAATATTTACAAGCCTACTCTGGTATTCAATCAGCAGCAGAAATTCCGTTTACACCCTACACCGGTGATTTGGTTAGTGGATTTAACCCAGACCAATTAGACACCTTTGCAGCCACCAGAGGTATGTTTGGCGATGCCATGGGTTACAACCCCAGGGGTGAATTGGCGGGCATGGCGACAGGGCCATTGGATATTGCTCAATATCAAAATCCTTACCAGGAACAAGTTATTGATGCAGCCATTAATGATTTAGACCGAGCCAGGCAAATACAAATTGCGGACAGTCAAGATAGAGCTATTGGCGCTGGTGCCTTTGGTGGATCCAGATCAGCCATACTTGAAGGAGACGCTGATCGCGGTTATTACGATGCAGTAGCTAGAACTGCTGCACAACTTCGTTCACAAGGTTTTGACACGGCAGCCGGTTTAGGTATGCAAGACAGAGGCTTTAGAGCTGGACTGCAAGGCGGTCTTTTGGGTGATCAATACCAAACATTAGGCTTACTCGGCGGCATTGGCGGTCAACAACAAGGTCTTGGTCAATCAGGATTAGATGCGACTTATGGACAATTCGGTAGAGCTGTTGATTATCCTCTCAGACAAGCCGGTTTGTTATCAAGTGCAATCTCAGGATTACCGTTTGAAGGTCAAACGACACAAAACAAGAAAACAGGCTTTGGTGATGTTTTAGGTGGATTGTTTGGATTAGGTACTGCAATGGCAATGGGTGGCACAGGGCCATTTAAAAGCGGAGGCATTTGGGGATAATGGCTTACCAACCCTGGAAACCTAAAACTGTTGCTGAGATCATGCAGATGATGACTCAAGGCGCTCAACAACCAGGTCTTAATACTCAAACGCCTGGTTATTTTGGTCAGATTAATATGCCGGTACAAGCTGGCCCAGGGTCAGGTTATAACCCAAGAAACATATTGCCCAACCCACCACCAGCCAACGTAACACCCAAGAACCAAAAGGCAGCAATCATCATGGGTGCTTTATCCGATATATTTAAAGGGCAAGACACAACGCAGAATACGCTTGCCAGGCAACAGCAAATGGTGGCGATGGATGCACAGAGAAAGGCACAGGAAAGGTATGATGCGGCTTATGCGGCAGCCAATCCACAGATGCGAGCGATAATGAGCAACTATGCCCCTGAACAGTGGACACAAATACAAGGCGAGATTGATATTGCTAGACTCAAGCCCACCGAAAGGAAATATCCCACATCTTATCAAGAGTACGAATTAACAGATCCTACTCCTACTAATGATGAATATACTAAGTTTTTACAAGAGAAAACAAGGCAAGGCGCGACTCAAATAAATTTACCCAATTTACAAGCCCAATCTAATATTGATTATGCCTATAAGGTTCTTGAACAGGGCGATCAAAGATTGATTGAGAATCAAAGCGTGAGTGACAGATTGTATTTAATGGACACTTTACTAGATGATCCTGATTTTAAAACTGGCGCCACGCAAGAAGCGCTGTTGCCAGTAAGATCATGGCTCATAGAGTTTGGTGGAAAAGATGAAGAATATGTCAACAATTTAGGCGAGCAACAACTTTTTAATGCTTTAAGCTCTTATATTGTTCCTCGTATGAGGGCAGTCGGGTCGGGTGCAACATCAGACTTTGAGGCAAAACTTTATCAAAGCGCAGTCGCAAGTTTAGGAAAGACACCAGAAGCAAACAGAATGATTATTAAGTTTATGTTAGCAACAACTGAGCGTGATCGAAAAATGCTCGAACTGCAAAAAAGATATGTTGCAGAAAACCAAGAAGTATTAGGGTTAAATGCCGCCTTAAACAATCCCGATTCAGGATATATTGAGCCTGAACTATTTAGAAAATTCGACATGAAAGAAGAAAAAGGAATTACCGATCTTGAACAAGCTGTCGCAAACGGAGACATAAAGGAAGGCGACCTCTATTACGACAGAAAAGCCAAGAAAATGAGAATTTATGGTTCTGAACCAATTCCCGATCCTTTTTAAATAGTCAATGAGATTCACAGAGCAAAATCCGCCAGCAGTAGGTAAAGAATACAA